CCCAAATCACGTTGCTGACTCGTTCTTTGCATCTGTTTATCCTACTATTACTTCTGGTAAAAACACCAAAGTAATTATCGTATCCACCCCACACGGTATGAATCACTTCTACCGTATGTGGCACGACGCAGAGAGAAGTAAAAATGAATACGTTCCGACTGATGTTCATTGGTCCGAGGTTCCTGGAAGAGATGAAGTCTGGAAAGAACAGACGATTGCAAACACTTCAGAACAACAGTTTCGTGTTGAGTTTGAGTGTGAATTTCTAGGATCTGTTAATACATTAATCAATCCAACAATTCTAAAGAGTTTAGTATATGAAAATCCTATACAGAGAAATGCAGGTTTAGATGTCTACGAAGAATCGCAAAAGGACCACAACTACCTCCTTACTGTTGACGTTGCTCGTGGTTTGGGCAACGATTATTCTGCATTTATCGTGTTTGATATTACAGAATTTCCATATAAGTGCGTAGCAAAATATAGAAATAACGAAATCAAACCAATGCTGTTTCCAAATATTATTTTGGATGTGGCAAAAGGATATAACAATGCTTGGTTATTAGTAGAAGTTAATGATATTGGAGATCAGGTAGCAAGTATTCTTCATTATGACTTGGAATATGAAAATATTCTTATGTCTTCAATGAGAGGTAGAAATGGACAGGTTGTTGGTCAGGGATTTTCTGGTAGTAAAACTCAACTTGGTGTTAGAACAACATCTGCCGTTAAAAAACTTGGATGTTCCAACTTAAAAACTCTTATTGAAGAATTTAAGTTACTTACTCTTGACTATGAAATCATTTCAGAATTAACAACTTTTGCTCAAAGAAATAATTCGTTTGAGGCAGAAGAAGGTTGTAATGATGACCTTGCAATGTGCCTTGTTCTTTTTGCTTGGTTAGTTGCACAAGACTACTTTAAGGAGATGACGGAAAATGATGTTCGTAAGAGAATCTATGAAGAGCAAAAGGATCAGATAGAACAAGACATGGCACCATTCGGATTTATCTCTGACGGATTCAATGACGAAACAACTTTTGTAGACAGTGATGGTGATAGATGGTATTCTGATGAGTATGGTGATCGTTCTTATATGTGGGATTATAGATAATGTCTTTTGATGATGAGATTGAATTAGAACACTTACTATTCCTAGAAAGAAAGTGTAGAGTATGTGGTAAAGTAAAGAACTTGTTAAATGATTTTTACAAAACCAGAAGAGATAGAACTCTCGCATCTTCATACTCATATGAGTGTAAAGATTGTACTAAAAAAAGGGTAGTTGTCAGTAGGATGACTACCACAATATTTGATAGGTGGGAATATCCTGACTGGTAAGTTTGTTCACGCATCGTTTCCCCACTGAAAATGCCCCTTTTCCTAAATATTTTTAGATAAATTTGGATTGCGAGGACAAACAAGATGCCAATAAATTTAGCATCTCCTGGGATCAAGGTAAGGGAGGTAGACCTTACATTAGGAAGAGTTGATCCATCATCCGAAAAAATTGGCGGTCTTGTTGCTCCATTTGCACAAGGTCCCGTCGATCTCCCAACTGTTGTTGGTTCGGAAAAGGACTTATTAGACAATTTCGGAAAACCATACGGAAATGATAAGCACTATGAGCACTGGCTCACTGCTTCATCATATCTGGCATATGGTGCACCAATGAGAATCGTCAGACAAGATGATGACAATCTCTTCAATGCTGTTAGTGCTGGATCTTCAATTAAGATCAAGAGTGTTGAGCACTATGAGCAACTTCAATACGACGAAAATGTAATTGCCGGTAGACCCATTATTGCCAAGAATCCAGGATCTTGGGCAAATGGAATCAGAATCGGTATTATTGATGCAAGAGCAGACCAAGTTCTGACTGGTATTTCCACTACCGGAGTATCGGTATCGACATTCACTGCTGCAATCACCAATAGATCAGCAACGATTGCTACTGGTGCCGCAACCACGATTGGTATTTCTACTGCTTCAATTACTCTTGGACAAGACATTCGTGGTGACTTTGTTTCAACAGGAACTACGGTTACAGGTATTAGCACTACTGGTTTTATTACGATTTCAAACGCCACATCAAACACTGAAGGTGGAGTTACCATTCCTCTTGATTTTGGAGTTGCAGGAACAGCAATCGTTGCTGCACCACTTGTAGTTGGTGCAGGTATTACTCAATCAATGAGTGGTAGATATGATGTTGGTGCAGGAACAACTACAGCACTGACCGGACACCTCAAAGGCATTATTACCGAAGTTGGTGTTGGACAAGTCGGTGTTAAAGTTCTCTCTTATGTTGATGGTGCAACAGAGACTGTAAAAGATTATCAGCAGGGTGGAATTTGGGCATTCAATAGCTCTGGTAATGTTGCTATCACCACTGCTGGACAGTCAGTATCATATGGTTCAACTGCTTACACCGGAAGACAAGATTGGTTCTCACAGCAAACTGTTGCGATTTCTACATCAACAGTTGGTGGATCAACTGTTACCACAACTCAACCTTGGAACACTCTTGCAGATCGTCCAGGAACTTCAGAGTATGCTACAGAAAGAGGAGCACGATTTGATGAAGTCCATGTTGTTGTTATTGATGGTGATGGTAAAGTCACCGGAAACGCAGGAACAATTCTTGAGAAGCATCTCAACCTTTCCAAGGCAAAAGATGCAACATTCTCCACAGGTTCTCCTTCTTATTGGAGATCTTATCTGAAGTCAAACTCAGTATACATTTATGGTGGTGATGAACCATCTGGTGTTGTTACATCAATGGGATTCCAATCAGGAACATTTACCCATACAACTGGTGGTGCTTGGGATCAAGAAGCAGAAGGAGTTATCTTCAACTCTACTGGTGATACAAACTTAGTTCTTTCAGGTGGTAAGAACTATGATAGAGGAACTGATATCAAAGCATCAGGAGCACTTGCTTCAGATGTAAGTAAGTTATCAACCGGTTACGGGTTATTTGAAAATACCGAAACATATGCAATTGACTTCCTGATTATGGGGTCTGCAAACTATTCTTCGGATATGGCAGGAGCACTTGCAAATAAATTGATTGCAGTTGCTGATGTAAGAAAGGATGCACTGGCATTCATTTCACCATATAGATCGGCATTCATCACGGATACTGATGCTGGAACCGTAACAGTTAACAATGATGAAACTATCACCGATAATGTATTAGAGTACTACTCCAAAATTACATCATCTTCATATGCTGTATTCGACAGTGGATACAAGTATATGTTCGATAGATTTGCAAATACATTCCGTTATATCCCATTGAATGGTGATATTGCAGGTCTTTGTGCTCGTAACGACATTGATAACTTCCCATGGTTCTCACCTGCAGGAACTACAAGAGGTGCAATCCTCAATGCAGTTAAACTGACTTATAATCCTTCTCAAACACAAAGAGATAGATTGTATTCTGCAAGAATCAATCCAGTTATTGTTTCTCCTGGTGGTGGAATCATCCTCTTCGGTGATAAGACCGGACTTAATAAGTCATCGGCATTCGATAGAATCAACGTTCGTCGTTTGTTCATCTATCTTGAAGATGCAATCTCTGCTGCTGCAAGAGATCAACTCTTTGAGTTCAATGATGAAATCACAAGAACCAATTTTGTGAACGTTGTTGAACCATTCCTCCGTGATGTTCAGGCAAAACGAGGTATTCAAGATTATGTTGTTATTTGTGATGAGACAAATAACACTGCTGCAATTATAGATAATAATGAGTTTGTAGCAGACATCTTTATCAAACCCGCAAGATCAATCAACTTCATTGGTCTTACATTTGTTGCCACCAGAACTGGTGTTTCATTTGAAGAAGTTATCGGTAACGTTTAATTTAGAGGTTTAAAGAAAAATGCCTAGTCGCCAACAACGTAATACCTCACCAGTAAGAACGATCAGTGATTTCAAAAGCAGATTATCTGGTGGTGGTGCAAGACCCAATCTATTTGAAGTTGAATTAGCATTCCCTGATGCTGTTTCTGTTGATAATGATGTTCTTCAAAAAGCAAGATTTCTTGTAAAGGCAGCAGCATTGCCTGCCTCTACGATTGCTAATATTGATATCCCTTTCAGAGGTCGTGTTCTGAAAGTTGCCGGAGATAGAACATTCGAAACTTGGACAATCACCGTCATCAATGACGTT